AGGATTAAACTTAGTATGTTCTGGTACCGCTGGAAATATTGATTTTTTAACAACATCTTCAACAGGTACAAGTCTATTTAAACTTGGATCTGTAGCTTCAGCTACAACAACTAGAGATATTACTATCCCTGATAACGGTTTATTGTTTACTGATGGTATTTATATTCAGTACACACAAAGCACTTTTGGGACTATGACAGCTTTCTTTGCATAAAGATGGCAGAGTACAAGGGTAAAACAGTAACTCTTAACCGACCAAGGGCTATCTCACAAGGTAGCCCTGGTTATGGCAAAAAACGCAAAGAGGTCTTTGTTGTGGGTTGTAGTACCGAAAGTTCTAGAGTTAAACGTATAACTTTTGGTGATGCCAAACTTGGTATGCACAAAGATAGCAAAGCAAGAAAGAAATCTTATTGCGCTAGAAGTGGTGGAATGGGTGGTACTACAGATAGATGTAGTGCTAATTATTGGGCTAGAAAAGACTGGGATTGTTAGTGGCTAAGAAAAAAGAACCCAAAAGAGATGCTTGTTACAAATATGTAAGTAAAAAAATGCCTCAGAATTCTGCATACAGATCTGGGCATATGGTCAAATGTAGAAACGCTGGCGGCCCTAGTAATTACCGTATGGGTAGCGACAGGCAAAAAAAATCTGGCGGAGGCCCTGTTACAATACGCGGACAAGGTGCTGTTATGACTAATAGATTAAGGTAATGGCTAAGAAAGAAACACTTAAAGATTGGTTTTCTAAAAATGACGGTAAAGGTTGGATTGATTGCAAAACAGGCAAGCCTTGCGGTAGAAAATCTAAAACAAACACTAAAAGACCTTATCCTGCGTGTAGACCTACAAAAGCAGAATGCACGTCAGCAGCTAAAAAGAAAACAGGACCAAAGGCAATTAGTTGGAAGGATGGCAGAAAAAAAGCAGCAACTGGTGGACCAATTACAAGCAGAGGCCAAGGAATTGTAATGGCCGCTAGATTAAGATAAGGTGATATTATGACTAAATTAAAAAACCCAGAAAAAGCTGATTTGAATAAAGATGGCAAAGTTGATTCTTATGAAGAAAACAGAGGTATGACTATCGAAAAATCTATGAGGAAACAGAATCGTGTTAAACTTGCAGGAGGTGGTTTTATAGCTAAAGGTTGTGGAGCCGTTATGAATGATAAAAGGAAAGTCACAACAATTTCTTAGGAGTATTATATGAAAGGTAGTAAAAAGCTTAGACACCAACTTAATTCAAAGCCAGCTAAAAAAGCTCCGGCTAAGAAAAAACCCGTAAAAAAAGGTAAAAAATAATGGCTAAATATAGTTCAAAAGGCAACAAAAAAATGATGAAGTCAAAGGGTAACGCCGTTATGAAGAAATCAAAAGGCAATGCTGTAATGAAAAAATCAAAAGGCAACGCTGTGATGAAGAAATCTAAAGGTAATGCCGTGATGAAAAAATCTAAAGGTAATGCCGTAATGAAGATGTCAAAAGGTGGATCTATAATGGCAGGTAATGCCAACAGAAGAAGACAAAACATTAAATAATTAGTGGCGTATTTATATAATAATATCCCACATTTTAAATGTTGGGTAAGAAGAGAGTACACCCATAACCACGAAAAATACCACGGTGAATTTATTCATGCAATGGCAGTTGGTGTTACAACAATGCCGACTAGGTGTTTAAGTTTTCATGTAATTTTTACCGGAGAAGAATCTAATTGTGAAGATTGGGAAGAAGGCAACATACATGGGGGTGCTATGTGGGCCAGAATGCCAATTACAGGATTAGTTGCAGATACATTAGTTGAAGACTTTGCAAAACCTATGTCAGTTCATGATGCACAACCTTGGGATTGTTCTTCACATAACAATGCAGTATATGTAATAGATAGAGCCACACCTTGCCCTTGGCTTGCCAAGATAGACGGTAAAATATTTCCAGCCAAATACATGTTTACGGTTGATTACGCAGAAAACGAAATAGCAGACGATCCTGCACAACATAAAAGTAGTCATGTTTTAGAGTTGTTAGATGCTGGTGAATGGACCGGTAATATTGTAGCTTTGCCTAATAACAGGGTTAGAGTTACACATCCAGCCTGGTTTGTTACAGGAGAAGGAGCGCCTGATTTCAGACCATCTCAACATATACATTATTCTAAATCTGATTTAGACTACACTTTAGATGTAAATAGGGTATTTGATAATCTATATGCGGAGGATGAATAATGACTGAACTATCAATTCAACAAAAAAGAAAACTTGTTAAGGAGTTAAAAGGCGCTTCAAGGCTTCACTTGAAACAAGCAAAGCAAATAGAGAGATCTCTTAAAAACACTAAAAAGAAAAAATAATGGCAACCTCAAGCAGCACAGACTTTGAACCTAATGTAGCTGAGTTTATAGAAGAAGCATTTGAGAGATGTGGATTAGAACTTAGAACTGGTTATGATTTAAAAACTGCCAAGAGATCTATAAACTTAATGTTAGCTGAATGGGCTAATAGAGGGTTAAATCAATGGACAATATCTCAAGCTACTCAAACGGTTACTCAAGGAACTACGGACTACACTTTAAACGCTAATATAATAGACATATTAGATGTGGTTGTGAGGAGAACGGTTAATAGTACCCAAACCGATATTTCTATTAGCAGAATAGGTAGATCTGAATACCTAAATATTCCTAACAAAACTACACAAGCAAGACCTTCTCAATATTTTCTTGATAAGACAATTGCTCCTGTTTTAAAAGTATGGCCAGCACCAGAGAACTCTACTGATATTTTAGTATTTAACAAAATTGTTAGAATGGATGATGCTGATAAAGCTACTAATACTATGGATATGCCTTTTAGGTTTTATCCTTGTTTTGTTGCAGGTTTAGCGTATTACCTATCACTTAAAAAATCCCCACAACTTACTCCACAATTAAAAGCTTTATATGAAGAGGAATTTAGAAGAGCTGCTGACCAAGACGAAGACAGAGCTTCTTTTAGAATTAGACCTAATCTAAGGATGAACTAATATGGCTTACGCGCTTGGTAAATTCGCTAAAGGTTTATGTGACCGTTGTGCTTTTGAATACAAACTTCATGAATTAAAAGAAGAATGGAATGGTCTAAAGGTTTGTTCTACGTGCTATGAGCCAAAACATCCACAACTAGAGCCTATAACCGTTAAAGCAGATCCTGAAGCTTTATATAAACCAAGACCAAATAATGACCTAGAGGTTGGAGAAGGCTTTGTTGTTGTTACTAGCTCTAGTATATTTCAAAATGACTTTATGAACCCTTCTACTTTGCCTACAAATTTTACCGTAGAGAAAGTGACAGGATCTTTAGGTGAAGTTACAATTACTACATCATGACGTTAACTGAATTAAAAACTCTAATACAAAACTACGTAGAAAACGAAGAAACAACTTTTGTATCTACATTAAATGATTTTATTATTAATGCTGAAGATAGGATCTTTGAATTAATACAATTAGATTATTTTAGAAAAAATGTTACTGGTAATCTTACGGCTGGAAATACATATCTAACCGCTCCCTCTGACTTCCTATCAAGTTTTTCTTTGGCCGTTATAGATAGTAATGACGATTATCATTATTTAGACAAAAAACACACTACATTTATGCGTGAATACTCTAATGATGCAGCAGCTACTTCAGAAAGAGGTAGACCTTTGTATTATGGAGATTTTGATAAAGAACTATCTACTGGAACTGACAACGGATCTACTTTAATAGTTTCTCCGGTCCCAGATACAAATTATTCTGTTGAATTGCATTATTTATATAAGCCAACAAGTTTAACTTCATCAACTACTGGTACCTGGATCTCACAAAATGCTAGGAATGCTCTGCTTTATGGATCTTTAATAGAAGCGTATACATTTATGAAAGGTGATGCAGATTTAATGCAGACATACGAACAAAGATTTAATTTAGAAGTTTTAAGATTAAAAAATCAAGCAGAGGCTAGAGGAAGAAGAGACGAATATCGTTATGATTCTTTACGAACTTCTGTTTCGTAAAATAAGGAGAGTACATGAAAAAGATTAAAAGTCTTAAGGGCAAGACTATTGCTATTGTGGGTTTAGGAAAAAGTTGGTTTGATTACAACCTGGCAAAATCACATGGGGTTCATTTTGATGAAGTATGGGCTATTAACGGAGTTGGATCTGTTATTTATCACGATAGAGTTTTTATGATGGATCCACCATCTAGGTTTTTAGATACTGAAGATGCAGGCGGTCAAACCGATAGTATGGCTAAACTTTTAAAAGAACATGAAGGCCCAATATATACTTGTGAATTAGACGATCGTTGTCCTGGTTTGGTTGAATACCCAATTAAAGAAGTAATAGAGGACACTAATTGTTATTATTTAAACAATACGGTTGCCTATGCTATTGCTTTTGCATATTGGAACGAAGTATCAAATATTAAATTGTTTGGAATAGATTTTAGTTATAAAGGTAATTTGCATTTTGCAGAGGCAGGAAGAGGTTGTGTTGAGTTTTGGTTATCTAAATGTATAGAAAAAAATATACAAGTAGAAGTAGCATCTTCTAGCGGATTACTAGATACAGATGTACCAGCAGAACAAAAACTATACGGATATCATAGGCTTGCAGATCCTTTAATTGTTATACAGGGTGAAGACACTTTAAAAGTATCTAGGATTAGTGAATTTAAAATAACTAAAAAATATCAACAACCTACTTTAATTGATAGAACCGATAATCACTTAAATTTAATAGAACCTAACAAATGGTAGATAAAATAACACCAGACGGTTTACCAGAGCTAGGATTGGTAGAAGTTGCTACTTCTAATTATGGAGGACATCCTCCTGAGTTCTGGGCTGAACAATTAACTGACAAAATATGCGGTTATTCTGATAACAGCGAACCGCACATAAAAGAACAAGCTAGAGCTTATAAAGATTTAATTTATAGAGTGTGTTTGATTTACTTGAATAATGCTATAAAATCTTATAAAGCAAGTTTAATTCAAGAGCTTACAAAGTCTGGCGAAGAAGATATTGCTAAAATTATAAGAAAGGTATAGATATGGCAATTACATCCACATTAACTACAAGTTTTAAAACAGAACTGTTAACAGCAACACATAATTTTGCTACTAACGGTAATGCTTTTAAACTTGCTCTATATACAAGTTCAGCCACATTAGGTGCTGCAACAACAGCTTTTACTACAACTGGACAAGCAAGTGGCACTAACTACACTTCAGGTGGAAATGCTTTAACTAAAGTTGCACCAACAAGTGGTGGTACTACAGGTTTTACAGATTTTGTAGATCTAACTTTTGGTACGGCTACTGTAACTGCTAGAGGTTGTATGATTTATAACGACACTAATGGTGATAAATCAGTAGCTACAATTGATTTTGGTGGAGATAAAACATCTACCGCAGGAGACTTTACAATTGTATTTCCAGCAGCAGCAGCAAGCACAGCGATCATTAGAATCGCTTAACGAGGCCTTAAATGGCTAATATTAACGGTTGGGGTCGTGGAACCTGGGGAGAACTAACCTTTGGCGAACCTTTACCCGTAACACTTACAGCACCAGGTGCTGGAACTTCAGCATTAGGTACGGTTGCTGTAGACGCAGAGGCTAATGTAACACCATCTTCTCAAGTAGGAACGACAGGCGCACCAGTTGCTGGTGTTAATGCTCAAGCAATTGCTACTATACTAGGCGCAGTAGGGACCGTAGGGAGTCTTTCTGTAGCGGTAGATGGTGAAGCTATTGTTACGCTTACTGGATCAGGGACCGTAGGTACAAGTGCTTTAGGAACAGCAACAACAGTATCTAACAACAATTTATCTGTTACACTAAATGCTGCTACTGGATCTGCCGGAGCAATTACTCCAGATGCAGAAGCAAACGTCTTCCC